TGACTTCCACTACATTTAGTCCTGGGGCAAGAGAACTAGCAGAAAAACATAATATTAAATTAATTGATGGAAACGATTTATTACAATGAAAAAAAATAATAAATACAACTATGTCCGTGGATCACGGACCGAGATCCACGGCTCACGGACCTATCAGGTCGGTGGATTTAACTTGCCTTCTGTCACAACCATCCTTAATAGGACCAAGGACCAAGGCTATTTAAAGCGATGGAGAGAAAAAGTCGGACACGACGAAGCGGAAAGAATATTCAATCTGTCCAGTAAACGAGGCACTGCCATGCACAAGTTCCTTGAGAGACATATCGAAGGGAAAGGCTACGAGGACCTGACGCCCATTGGTGTTGAAGCTCGGCCCATGGCTCAAAAGATTATTGAGGTAGGGCTCACGCCGATTTCAGAATACTACGGGAGTGAGGTGACACTGTACTACCCGGGTCTTTATGCAGGGACCACGGACCTTGTCTGTAGGCACAACGATCTCGACACCATTGCTGATTTTAAACAGTCTAACCGGCCAAAGGAGGAGGCATGGATTGAAGATTACTACCTGCAAATTGCAGCATATGCCATGGCCCATGACTATGTGCATCAATCAAACATTCAACAAGGAATCATAATGATCTGCACCCCGGACTTATATTACCAAGAATTTAAATTTGGTGGATTAACTCTAAGAGAGTGGAAACACAAATTTTTAAAAAGATTAGATCAATATTATGAATTAATAAGAGATTACAAAGAAGAGACTCACATCGACACCGGAGAATTATTAAAAGAATTTGAAAAAGATGCAAAAACCTAAACTATATGTGGCTATGCCATGCTATGATTCAGTTAGAGTAGAGACAATGATATCTTTGCTGGATACCTTTAGCGCATTGGGGAAGAGTGGAATAGAAGCCAAATTCCAAACTGTTAAATCTTCTTTGGTTACTCATGCAAGAAATTTATTAACTTGTGGATTCTTACAAAGTGATTGTGATCATATGCTATGTGTAGACGCAGATGTTCAGTTCTCTCCCGAAGCTATCATGCGTATGCTAGTACCAAAAGAATTTATTGTATGTACACCTTACCGCGTCAAAGAGGATCCTCTTAAAACAAAATATACTGTTAGGTTTAAAAACCCTGATCTAATCAAGATTCTTCCCTGGGATATGGTAGAGATAGAGGAAGGCCCAGCAGGGCTCATGCTCATTAACAGAATTGTGTTTGAAAGGCTTATGGACAAACATCCAGAGCTTAAAATAGAATTCAAAGATCCCGTAAAAGAAAAAATGAATAAGGAGATTGGCGCGATCGACGATGCCATAGGACGATATATGTATAATTTTTGGGATACTACATTCAGCCTGAAGACTGGCGAATGGAAGGGAGAAGATTTATCCTTCTGTCAACGCGCAAGAGAAGCAGGATTTAAAATCTACGCAAATTTAGATTCAACAACAGTTCATCATGGAAATTGGGGATGGCAAGGAAAATTTGGAGATACACTTAAAACTAATAAGGAGGTAAAATGAGAGAAGCAGGCACAATGAGGGAAAGAATTTATAAAGCTCTGATTGCTCGCTACACCGCCGATCAGGAGGAAGCATTGGTCAAGATCGATGCACTTTTGAGAGGAGAGGTATTGCCAGGACATGAGGATGTAACTGGTAGCATCGATAAACAGCTGGCTAAAATTGGCTTTGCTGCTGAGAAGATGGCGACATTAAGGCGACATTATGGCACAAATTAGGCAAACTATCCCTATATAGAGTTCTGACAACATCAAGCAAAACGTTTTTTTATTTTATGGGTCAAAAAAAGTGTCAAAAGTGTCCAAAGTGACTAAAACCATTGGTATTACTAGCTAAAGTGTGGACACTTTTTGGACATTTTTTGATTTGATGGACATTATTTTATGTCCACTATGCAAAAAACCGCATAAAACACAAGGGGTGCGCGCGTTTGTTTTGGAAATGTAGTTTTGCGTGATGTTGTGAGATCTCTATATAGGAGCTATAAGACATTATGAAAAGGAAGAAGTCTAAATATCGTCACGTTGTAATTAATAAAAAAAGATACTATTTCTATAAGATCTCTTGGCTTGACATTACAGCGGATGGGGGTCATGCTACGGCTGATGAGTTCGATAGGTTTGAGTGCTCTAAGATGGTTACGTTTGCATATATTTATAAACGTACTAAGAAATTCATTTGGACTTTTGCGAGCTATGACCAGAAGGATGAGGCTTATTCAGATAGGAATGTCTTCCCTACAGGGGTCATAACTGGTATAGAAAAGAGAAATGTCTAGAAGTGATTGGTTAAGCGAAGAAAAATATAATATATGGAAGGAGGATTTAATGACAAAGAAAAAGAAAAAAGCTAAGAAGAAAAAGAAAAAAGCTAAGAAGAAAAAGAAAAGATAATGTTTAATCCGGATAAGGTAATAATTATAACTTTACTAGTACTGAGTGTGGTGCTGATTTATTGCCTTGTCTTGAATCTTTATTAGATGATAGCTTTTTGGTTTTGTTTTGCTTTGGTGGTATTTTTGCTTTGGGCAATTTTGCAGGAGGGGTAACATTTAAAATTGGTGCGTAATCGTCTAAAATTTGTTTCATTTTCGCTTCTAGTTCTTGCTCTGACATGTCTTCTAGTTTCCCATGTTTTATTATTTTTCGTTCTATGTATAATCCTGCTGCCTTTCCTCGGTTTGTTTCAGCGTTTACTGCAGAGGAAAAACTTCCTTTCTTTAAAGCCAGTTCCTTTATCCGAGCAAGTTCAGCTACGTGTTCGTCGTAACTCACAGCGAATTTCTTAAGTCTTTCTTCCTTTAATTTTCCTACGTATTGTACTACCAAAGGACTGAGTCTAGGATTCAATAGTTCTGATCCTTCTGACCGTGCTCTTTTAGAACTATACCCAGCGGCGATAGCGGCTTCTCCCTGAGTCATAGGTCCTTCAGGTCCTCCGAATACTACGAACTCGGCGAATCTCATTTGCATTTCAGTTAATCTTTTAGGAACTCCCATATTTGACAATTTAAGGTAACATTGTTAAAATGTCAACATGTCTACAGATGAAATGGAGAAGTATAAAATTAAAGATCGTGAGGAAGAAGCAGGTACGTGTATTATGGGAGAGCTGAGAAAGGACAGAGAGAAAGTTAAATCAAATGAGGGAGAAGAGCAAGACAACCCTACGCTTTGGGAGTTGGCTAAAGAACATAAAGTAAGTTATGCAGATGCGGTTCCAATTCAGGAAGCTATGCGCTTAAAAAAAGAAGCAAAGATTGAGGCAGCTAAGATTAAGAAGGAGGTATCCGAGATGGATCGGTTAAGAAAGAGAGCTGAAGAAGCTGAGGGTGAGTTAAGTATTATGAAAGGAATTGAAACGAATCGAGTTAAGGAAGCGCAAGATGCCTTAGCCAATGCATTGGAGGTTAATGAATCTCATCAAAAATTAAATGGAAAACTACAAGAAAGATTGACAGAGTTAGAAGAAGAGAATAAAAAGATGCATGATCACTTGAAGAGAAGAATTGATGGTGCTCGAAAGTCAGGAATGTAATGACAGAACATAAACAAACAGAAGAATTACCTCTCTTAATACAAAGGTATAAAAAAGAAATTTGGGAGTGGAAACAAAAAGAAGCTCAGTGGATAAAAGATAAGAATATATTAGATGGCTGTCAAAGAATCGTAGATGAGCTTTCAACTAAGATTGTTGAACTCACAAAAGATAATAAAAGACTAGCAGATCAACTAGCTACTAGAATAGAGCAACTAACCAAAGCTGGATTCTAATGCGTGTACAAGACTTACAAGAGTTTCTTGCTAAATTTACTGAAGGATCAGACGCTATTAAGAATGCACGTATATTTGTAGAAGTGAGTGGTAGACTCGCTGAAGTAAGAAGAATGGAAGTGCATGAAAATTCTATACCAATTGTAGGACACATAGGACATACAGCACATAGATTAGTTTTAAAAACTCAAAAGCCCTTGGATATTATACTTCCTGAGAAGCTTCAAAAAGATTACTAATGCATGAGATTGTTCCTTCAAAAATCAAATGGCGCCTGAACGTAAATTATACCAAGATCTTAAAAAAAATACATGCTCCATCATTTGGAATCGTATTGAAAATCTTAGCTTACTTGGCATGCCTGACGTGTTGGGTTACAATACTTCTGGCGTCTTTTTCACTGTCGAATTAAAAGTTGCGAAGGGCAACAAAGTCAAATTTT